TTCTACTGCACGAAAATATACAACTAGACTTACAGACATGAGATATAGAAAACCTAGTAATGGATATAGTACCCAAAATCAATTTAACGTTTCTAAATGGTCTTCACAAGCTGGCTATGAAAAACGCCGTTTATTATCTCGTAGACCTAAACGTAGTTTTCAGATAGCATATAACGTAATTTCAGGAGTAGAACGTCAAGCTATAGAAAATTTTTACTCTGCACGTAATGGAGAGTATGAAGCTTTTACTTTTGACTTGACTCATATTAACCAAACTGGTACAGTAAATTGTAGATTCAATGGTCCAATAGAGGTTCAACAAATAATCTCTAAAGGTACTTCTCTTACAGAAAACTTTTATAATATTAAGTTTAACCTTCAGGAAGATTTTTAGCTAATGTCAACTAGACTTTATGATTATATAATTACAGTAGCTAGTGCGAGTTCTTTTCGCAATGGTAATACTATTATTGGTTTAACCTCTGGTACAATTGGTTATATAGCAAACGTAGATACAACTACTAATAATATTAAGGTAAAAGTTAATAATGTTTTTCAAGAATTTACTAGTGGCGAGACAGTAGTAAGTAATCACTACCCTATTGCAAACGTCTCATCTATTCAAAGTTTTACTAATACTGATGAGACGAATACAATATTTACTCTAACTGGTGGTACTATACCAGTCGCTAACGGAGAGTATACTGCTAATAATTGGGGTGCTGGTTATATCGCACCTCCTACTTCTGAACTAAGTGTATATGTAAACGGTGTATACCAACATCCTGAAAATTGGGTATATTGGCCTATTGATAATAAAATATACTTTAGGTCTGGTGCAAAACCTGGCGTGTCTACTATTACTGTTAGAAGAGAGACAGGTAATGTTTATTCTCAAAGTTTTGCAGTTTCTAACCTTTCTATTGGTAATACTGTAACATCTGCTAGTACTTCTATTACTAAGGTCTATAATAGTCCTTTTATCAGAAGTAAAAATGCTTTTACACAACCTCCTATTGTTAGAATGTTAACTTTTTACTATCCAGGAGAGTGGTATCCCCCTAATGATAAAGGAAATCCTTCGGGAGATGGAGCGGGGTATGCTTGGCCAGCTAATATGCCTTGGAGAGTAGCAGAAGTAGTAGGTGACTATATCACTGACTTAGAGTATAATGTAACTTTTGGAACTGATAGTTATTTAGCATATCCAATGGAAATAGATGGTATTGGTACATCATCTGATGGTACTATTGATAGAGTTACTATGCGTGTATCTAATTTTGATAATATTATATCAAATTTTGTTGAAAATCCTTATCTTGTTGGGAACGTGACGTCCTCTACTACTACTGGATATGTAAATGGGGAACTAGTTCGTAATTTAGACCCTGCTACTATACCGGGTATTAATTATAACCAAAATATAGTTGATGGGTATTATAGCAGTTCTAATTCTACCTGGAGTTATGAAAGAGCTATTGCAGATGGGCAGACATGGGATAACTTAAAATATGATAGTAGAGATTTTCTTGGTGGTGTAGTAGAAATTAAATCTACTCTTGCTAGCCATCTTAAGTATTGGCCCGAGTATTCTAAATTAAATTATATAGATTCTTTAAATGGAAATGTTGTACAAGTACTTAATTCAGCTCCTTATAGAGTTGGAGATACTATAACAACTCCTACATCTACTAGTACTCCTACTATATCAGCAATTTTAGATGAAAACTATATATTATTAGCAACTGCTTTAACAGGTGCTAGTACTCAGCAACCTTTATATATTAAAAATATTGAGTATGACCCAGACGCTTATATTAAAGATGTTTTTAAGGTTACAGAACTTTCAGCTTTAAATGAAAGCTTTGCTGAATTTACTTTAACTAGTTGGCTTCAGTATTTTAAACTTCAACTTCCTAAACGTAAATATTATAAAAATACTTGTCAATGGGAATATAGAGGACCAGAGTGCCAATATCCTGGACCAAATGGTGGAAATATCCCTGGTAGTATTCCTCCTTTACTTGCTAATGTAAATTCCATTAACACTAATAATCAAGCTGCTGCCCCAGATGAGTGTGCTAAATCCTATTTAGCTTGTAAGCTAAGAAATAATACTATACATTTTGGTGGATTTCCTGGTACTGGAAGACAGATACCTAGACAGTAATGAACTATCTTAAATACTTAAATAGAAAACATGATTATAAAGACCATAATTGTATTACCCTAATAAATGAAATATATAAAAACGAATTAGATTCTAACATATTTAATAGTTTTTGGGATTATGCAGAGATACCTGAAGGTAAAATAACTGATGGTAGAGCTTGGATGAGGCGTATATCCATTGAAACTATAGAAAATTGGGCATCTACAGTTGCTAAAAAAGTAAACTTGACAGAGCTACAAGAATATGATGTAATAGTGTTTAAGTCAAAACGACTACTACCAATTCATTTTGGCATGTACATTGGTAATAATAGATTTATTCATTTAGAAGAAGGTAGATATTCCAAAATAGACGTTTTAAACGATGATTGGAGAGAGCTAGTAGGAAGTATATGGAGACAGACTGGGAAAAATACGTAGGAATACCTTTTAAGCATTTAGGTATAAATCCGGAAAAAGGACTAGATTGTTTTAATCTCATTAAGTATGTTTATAAACAAGAACTTGGTATAGATATTCCTTACACAACTAGAACTTTTTGTAACATTATTGATGAAAACTGGTATCGTAACTCCCATGAAAGATATTTTGATGATAGTTTAGCTGGTATTAGAGGGTGGGAGAGAACTGATGAGTTAGAACCCTTTGTTGCTATAACTATGATGATGGGGTCTAGTAACTCTACTAATCATTGTGCTCTATACATAGGAGATAATAAAATTTTACATAGTCTACAGAATCATAGTTCTCATATTACAAACTACGGCTCTTACTATAAACAATATACGATGGGGATATATAAATGGGTAGGTATCAAGACTTAATAAAGTCTTTTAAAGCGCATATGGAAGAAAATCCTTTAGTGGAATGCTGTGGTATTATAACAAAAGATTTTACTTATATTCCATGTGAGAATATTAGCCCTAATCCTAGAGAGTCTTTTATCTTAAATCCTCTATCTCTTCATAAATATGGAGATATTTGCTGGGGAATATTTCATAGCCATACTACTTCACACGATGAGCTTCCTAGTGAGAAGGATAAAGATTCTGCTATCTTTTCTCAATATAAATTTATTATAGGAAATGCTAATAATACATTCTATATGTATTGGTTAGATGAATATAACTATTTAAGATTTAAAGATTTCACAGAAGAGAGTTTAGTATAAATGTTACTTACCCTACATTTTCATCCCCTACTACAACCTATGACAGGCGTAAAGTCTCATAAGTTTGACGTAAACTCCTTATCAGATATTAAAGACGCGCTAAGTGTTCTTTTTCCAAAAATTAGACGCTATATTAAACAAATATCTGCTGGAACTCTACGAGAGAATCTTTCCCTAATCACCCCTGAAGGTACAATACTTACTAGAAAAGAATACTATATTGATAGAGTAACTACTAAAGAGCTAACTCTAGTACCTGTTATTGCGGGTGCCGGAGGTAAAGGTTTAGGTATTATATTAGGTATCGCACTAATAGCAACAGCTTTTTTTACAGGTGGTGGTTCTCTCGCTGGATTATTTAGCGGTGCGGGATCTGGCTTCGCAGGGTCTACTGCTATAATAGGAGCTCAAGGTAGCTTCTTCTCCTTAACAGCGGGTGGATTGCTTAAGATGGGGTTAGGGCTAGTACTTTCTGGTCTTATGCAAATGATAATGCAACCTCCTACCCCACAAGGTCCGGGTGATTCCGCGCAACGTAGAAATAATGATATGTTTGATGCTTTTGATAATACGACTGACCCAAATACAAGTATACCTTTAATATACGGTATGCCAAGAGTCGGAGGGCAGCTATTAAGTGGTTATGTCGAGACTATTACACACGGTGAATCCGACGTTATATCAGTAAGTGATATCGTATATAAACGTACTCAAATTGATAACTATGTACCACCAGACCCACCACCAGAAGAAACACCTGTTGGTGCTTTTTATGATGATAATGGTACTGATAATTGGGATAGAGGTTAAAAGGAACTAATATATGACTCTAATTTACATAGATGACGCAGCAGTACCCCTTATAGAAGGAGCCGGAGGAGGCTGCTTCTCTGCTGATACTCAAATTTCTATAGAAACAGGAACTATCTCAATTTCAGAAATTGAAGTAGGTGATACTGTATGGTCATATGATGAGATAGGTACACTAGTACTATCTAAGGTAACAGAAACTTTTTATCATCCTCTAGATAGCTTATATAGAGTTGTTCATGAGTGTGGGTATTTAGATATTACTCCTAATCACTGGGTACTTAAAGAAGATGGTAGTTATCAAGAATTAAAAGATTTTAATGTAGGTGATAGCTTACTTACTGATAATAATAAGCTATCTAAAATTATTTCAATAGATTTTTTAAGAGAAGATGAAGTATATAATTTTAAAGTATCACATCTACATGCTTATATTGCAAACGGTATAAAAGTACATAATGGTGGTGGAGGTGGGAAGGGTGGTTCTACCGGAGGGCACGAAGACCCTAATACCTTATTTTCTACTGATGTTTTATTTTTAACTATGGGACTAGGAGAAGGCCCTGTTTATAGAATCAATCCTAACGGGCCTCAAGATATTGAAGTTAATGAGGGTAATATAGATGATTTAGTAAATTATAATACTCCAGTTCTAGAGACTTTAGGTGGTGGAGTTAAAACTGATAGGCTATTTATTCTTTCTAATACTGGTAGTATAACGCAACAAACACTTCCTTTCTTTGGAGATGCTATTTATACTCCTCAAAGATTACAAGGAGGGTTGGACCTTAAAAAAGGAAATGTAACAGGAGTACCAAGAAGTTCTTTAGATAATCAAGCTACCTCAGTAGCTGCTATAACAGCTTTAAAATTTTATTTTATCTGTCAAGCTATGCAACTACAAGATAGTAGTGGCAATATTGTAGGTTCTTCTGTTGATATAAAAGTTACAGTTTATGACTCTATATACTCTAAGGAGATTAAATCTGTATCAAAAACTATTAAAGGAAAAACTAATGTAGGATATTCTTTTGATCTATATATTGCTATTCCTGCTGCTGATATTTCTAGCCTTGGATATAGATTTACTGTTGAAAAAACTAGCGATGATAGTGATAGCTCAAAGAGACAAGATGCTGTAACTATTCAAGGATGGACAGAAATAACTGAAATACCTATTGCTTATACTAGAACAGCTACGATCGGATATGCTATAAAAGCTTTTGCAGAGCATAAAGGCAGTTTACCAGCATTAACTAATATGGTTAAAGGATTATTAGTTAAAGTTCCTAGTAACTATAACCAACCTATTCTTGAAAATGGAGACATAGATTGGAGGCAAGTTGAAGTTGGTACTGATAACTGGACTAGCGACGGTACTACAGGAGGATACTATCAACAAAAAACTAATGCAGTTATTCAAAGTGGTGTAGCACCTAGAATATATGAAGGTATTTGGGATGGGCAGTTTGTATATTCATGGACTCAAAATCCTGCTTGGATTATCTATGATATGTTAACAAATACTTCTTATGGTCTAGGAATACCTGAAAAAAATATTGATAAATATTCTTTTTATGATGCAGCAGTTTACTGTGATGCTTGTGATGTTACTACAGGTAGGTTTGTAGGAGTAGATGCTCTAGCAGATAGTACCTATAGATATAAACCAAGAGGCTATAAAAGAGGTTTATTAAATACTTTATCAGGACTTCCTTCTGGATATTCAGTTAAAGAAAGACGTTTTATTTTAGATGCAGTAATATCTGACCAGAAACAGATTATGGATATTATTAATAACCTAAGTCTTACTTTTAGAGCTATTTTATACTATACAGGTGGTAAGATAGCCCTTTATCAAGATAGACCAGATGATATGCCTATTGCTGTATTCAATGAAACTAATATTATAGCAGGAACATTTAATATATCTGGAGTAGGAGAAGAATCTTTATTAACTGGTGTAGATATTACCTATAATGAAGCTACAAATCATTATAGAAGAGAGACACTAAGAATTGATGATGCTAAAGCTCTAAGAGAGAGAAATTCCATTGAGAATATAGCAAAAATTGACTTAACTGGAATTACTAGAAAAAGCCAAGCACTAAGACTAGCTCAGTATATAATAGCAGAGTCTAAGTACTCAAGAAGAAAAGTAGGATTTAAATCTGGAATAGAAGCTTCTGAAATATACCCAGGAGCTGTAGTTTCTATATCTCAAAAGTCTACTTCTGTTAATTGGGGCTATGGTGGTTTAGTTTCTAATACCTCTGCTGCTACTGAAGCTAACGTTTATTTAGAATATATAGGTAATCCACCTATAACTACTACATTTTTTACTGCTAATACTAGTCCTTTAATTTTACGTATTGCTAGTTCTAATTCAGGTCTTATAGATAGTTATCTTATCAGTAATAATTTAGCTAATGTTTCTTTTATTAATTCTGGTAATGTTTATAGCGGTTCAGATATTGTTAAAGTAAGAGCTATCGCAAAGTATAATCACCCAACTAAAAGTTTTACTACTTTTAGTGGTACTTGGAACTCTAGCCATAATCCAACAAGACGTGACTTATGGACATTAGGTACTATAACTAATCCATCTAATATATACTCTGTCCAATCTGATAAGTTATTCAGAGTAATCAATATTAAAAGAGATAAAGATGAGACCGTATTTATTGAAGCAAAAGAATATATTAATAACGTATATATAGACTCAGATTCTATTATCAATTATCAACCATTATTCTATAATGATTTCTTTTCTCCATTACAACCACCACCACTACCTAACTTTACATTATCTTCTTTACCTAAAAGAGATATTGACGGTTCTATATATAATGATATAGAAATTAGTTCTTTTACAGATACTACTGGATATTCTAAAGAAATAAAAACAGAATTTTTTCATGCCGCTCCTAATGCAGATTCATCTCTTTATCTAATTGCTAATACTAATGTTAGTGGTAGTAGAAATATAATTAATTTAAAAATTGATAATATGACAGGTTTAGAGGATGGATTATCCGCTACTTTAATTGGAAAAAATGGATTTTCTACAGAAATTGGTACCATAAGACTACTAGCTACTGCTAAAAGTAAAGTTAACATAACTTTAGGAAATCCTACAGGAGAGATACAACTTACAGTTCCAGGACTAAGAGGTTTAATTAATAAGAATTATAGTGGTATTCATATTTTTGATACTATAAGTCCTATCACTAAAAATATTATAGGTATACCTGTAACTCAAAAGGTACAAGATGCTACTATATATCCAGGTTTTATCAATTATATAAGTCCTTATAATGATATAACTGTACCTGTTATTTCTTATAGTCAAGCTTCTGATACCTTAAATATAAGTAATCCTAAGACAGGTACTAAAGAATTATACGAAATATTACCTACAGAAGTCTTTTATATAACTATAAAACAACCTATAAATCAGTCAATTGCCACTAATAATGTGTATATAACTGGAAGTTCCTATCAGGTAGTTAGAACTAATACTATAACAACCTCTAATATGACTGCTAGTAAATATTTTTATCAGCCTTTAGGAATCTCTGTTAAACATAAAGACTTTGTAGATGTATATATAAACGGAGATTATACCTCAGCTTTTACTTTACAAACAGGTGCAGATGGCTTAGCCAACTCATTAGTTTATATAGATGTTAGTAGTAACCTACCTACTGCTGATGCTAGTTTATCACTAGAAGTATCTGCAAGTAAGTATAATATTCCCTTAATAGAAATAGGGGATAATATTGTAGTAACCACCGGAGATGTGTACTCAATAAGAAGTACTAGTTATGATACTTTATCTCCTACTTATAACGCCTGGATGACTTCTAATAATATATATATGGTTAATGTAGCATCTCAATTAACCTCAACTACTTATAATAGTGATACAGCTATTAATATATCTTCAGACCCTACTGGCACTATTAATAATGTAAATATAGCTAATAAAACTCTAACTTTTGATTATACCTCAAATAACTACGCTGGTATTATTAGCTTAGGTAATAGCGTTATTTATACTCTTTCTACTCCTGCTCTAACTTATAAACCAGTACCTTTTGGAGATTCTGTAGCAAGAGTTATTAATAGAGCTGTATATGGAACACACTTTATTAGAGGAAGAAATGTAAATAAATATGGTAGAAGAAGTCCTTTAGTTGCTAAAAGTGTGACTGTTACTCCCTTACGTATTAAAGGAGTTGATGACTTAGATATTACAGAAGAACTTTTCCTAGACTCAAGTTTCGTAGCTTGTTCAAGAGCTATTATATCTTTTACTCCTTTAGATGCTGCTCAAGAAGTTACTGATTATGAAGTATCTTATAAAGTAGATACGGCTGAGTCTCTAATTAGTACGACTTATCAGACAATAAAAGTATCTGCTAGCGGAGCAGATCCAGACGGCATAATAAGAATTAGAGTAGATAATATAGATGTAGGAAGCGGTAATAGAGCTCTTAATGATATAGTAGCCAGAGTTACTCCCTTAAATAGAACAATAAGAGGGTCGACAGTATCTAAAAGATTAGGGTTAAAAGGAAAAACTCTTAGTCCTCTAAATGTTGTAAACTTTACAGCAGGTCAATCCTTAGACCAGCTAGTTCTTAGTTGGGAGTTTGTAAAAAACCCAAAAAATGCTTCTCTTTTATATGATTTAGACTTATATAAAACTACTATAAAAAGAGTACCAGGACTTCAAGATTTGGGAACTGCTGATTTCACTTTACTATGGACAACAGGAGAGGTTATTGCAGAGGTAACTGTACCTAATACTACAGTATTTTTACCGATAGTACAATATGGACAATATACTTATTTAGCAAAGACTATTGATACTACTGGTAATGAGAGTGATACTATAATAGGAGCTACTTTTACAAGTATAGAAGCTACAAATCTTACAACATATAAAGTATATTCAGAAGATGCTCCTAGCGATGTATATGTAACGGGTATAACTAATAGCAACTATGGGGAATATACATTCCCATCTTTTGCAAACTCTAATAACTACGGATTATATAAGGCATATAGTCCCAGTGTGCCAGGCTCTTTCAATGCTAGTTTGACTGATAATGCTAACGGTACTTCTACTGGTTGGAGTGTGATTGGCGGTTCTCCTTCAGATTTAAAGGCTTTAACTACTGCTACCTATAGAACTTCTATAAGAGATTTAGGTGCGGTAGTAACATCAGGGTCTTTAGTAATTGACCTTTCAGGTTATCAAGGTATTAAATCTACATGGGTAGACCAAATGACGACTATAGGTGAGGGTGTAGCTGAATCTTATCAACCTACTGACCCTACTTTATGGGGTAGAGTATTAAGAGATGATAATTTTATAGGGTCATTAGGTATTGGTAATACTTTAGGTTTCTCTAATACAGCAGTAGCTACTCCTTACTATGATAGGGAGAATAGAACAATAGTTAGTGGAGCAGACCCTAATACAATAGGAATAGCTGCTAACGTATTTGCTATTACAACAGGGTATGGTAACTATGTAGGGGATGTAGCTAATGCTAATATTATATGTTTTATAAATGGAACTGTTAATGCAAACGCTATTATTTTAGGTAATTCATTTTATGCTAACGGTCAAGCTATACCAACAGGAAATGGATTTGCTAATCTTTCTATCTCTGGTAGTAAGTATAGATTAGTAAACTTAAATCAGTGGGCAGACTTAGACCATGATGCTACTTTTGTTGGTACTCCTGGAGATATTGTTACTAATACAGAGTTTAGACTAACTACAAGTGACCCATATGATGTAAACCATGTTGTTTTAAATAGCGTATTTACTACTACAGCTGGTTCTGATGGATTTACTCAAGTAATACCAGGGTTACGAAATTTTAGATATATTCAATTAAAACATAATGTTATTAATAATAACCCATCTCAAGTGGATTATACATTAGATAGATTTAGATATAAGATATTATTAGAACCAAGAGAGTATAGTCCTTCAGTTACTGTAGATACAGCAATTAAATTTATAGACTATTCTAGTATGGCTTTTACTAGAGTACCTAAGGTTTCTGCTATTGTTGTAGAAAGCTCTAACCATCTAGCTATACCTATGGTTGCAATAAAAGATAGAGGCTTAGGAGGTGCTAATATATCAGTATTCTTTAGCTCAAATGGTGTTTCAGCACACGATATAATATCTGCTCCAGTAGTAGATTTCAAAGTAATAGGAGTTTAATAGAAAAATGACAACAGGTTCATCAAATACATTCGTACTACCCTCTCAAGGGTCTACTCTTGTTAATTCAAGAGACCAATTTAATAATAGTTTAAAAGCATTATTAAGAAACTTTTATAGTGAGGGTATTCCAGCATCAGATAATATTATAGAAGGTACTACTTCTATAGCTCAAGCAGACTATAATGGTGTATTATATATAAGTTCTAATACAGGTATGTTATATATTTCAGATACTAATATAGATGCTACAAGAACTAATAATCCTGTTGGAGGTAAATTTACTAG